ATATACACCTGACTTTGTTCTTGAGAATGGCATCATAATAGAACTAAAGGGCGTTTTATTTCATCTGATAGAACCAAACACCTTATGGTTAAACAGCAGCACCCAGAATTAGATATTCGTTTTGTCTTTAGCAACCCTAAAGCTAAACTTTATAAAGGTTCTAAGACAACCTATGGAAAATGGTGTGAGAAGAATGGTTTTCTATATGCAAAAGAAACAATACCTATTGAATGGATAAAAGAGAAAAGATGGTTTGACAATGTTTGATGAAGAGAGTAAAATACAAGCTCTGGTAGATAACTACGGATTAAATTATTTACTAGAAGACAACCAAATATCTGAGAATTTTGTTGTTAAATACCTCATAGAAGAAGGTATGGTTGAGTTAGATAATTATTTTAATTTTGATGCAGAAATGAAAGAGTGGATGGAGTGGGAAGAGTGAGTGATTACGGTAAAGATTTAGAGACATATTCAGATTGGGTTGAAAGTAAAATTTTAACTGAAGGAGAGCTAAGACTTTATGAAAATGCACTTGGGTTAGCTGGAGAAACAGGGGAAGTATCTGAAAAGATAAAGAAGATGATAAGAGACAAGACAAGGTTTAGCAGCGAGGACATTCTTAAAGAATTAGGAGATGTTCTTTTTTATACTGTAGCTATAGCTAACATCTATGATGGTACACTTAAGTCACTTATAGAATTAAATGTAGACAAACTAAATAGCCGTACACAAAGAGGAACTTTAAAAGGATCAGGAGATAACAGATGAACAACTACTTACCGACAGACTATCAATCTTTTATTCACACATCTCGTTATGCTCGATGGTTAGAGGATGAAGGCAGAAGAGAGACTTGGCCTGAGACTGTCAAAAGATATATGGACAATGTTGTTCGTCGTTGCCTTGATATAGATACGATAGGTATAGCCTCTGAGTTAGAGGAAGCTATCCTTAGTTTAGATGTTATGCCCTCAATGAGAGCTATGATGACAGCAGGTCCAGCCTTAGACAGAGACAACACATCAGGATATAACTGCAGCTATTTACCCGTAGATGATCTTAAAAGCTTCGATGAGGCTATGTTTATTCTTCTTTGTGGTACTGGTGTTGGCTTCTCCGTCGAGAGGCAATTCATCTCTAAGCTCCCCGAAGTCCCTGAGTTGTTCGAGAGTGATACTGTCATCGTTGTCAAGGACAGCAAGGAAGGGTGGGCTAAGGCTCTTCGTCAATTGATTGCACTCCTTTATAGTGGTGAGATAGCTAAGTGGGATGTAAGCAGAGTACGTCCTGCTGGTTCTAAACTTAAAGTATTCGGAGGCAGGGCTAGTGGACCAGCCCCTTTGGTTGACTTGTTTAATTTTGTTATTCAAGTATTCAAGACAGCCCAGGGTAGGAAGCTATCTAGTATTGAGTGCCATGATGTTATGTGTAAGATAGGGGAAGTTGTTGTTGTAGGTGGTGTACGTAGGTCAGCTATGATTAGTCTTTCTAACTTGTCAGATGATCGTATGAGACATGCTAAGTCAGGGGCTTGGTGGGACAATGATCCTCAACGTGCTTTATCTAATAACTCTGTTTCGTATACTGAAAAACCTGACAGTTTATCTTTTATGAGAGAATGGATGGCTCTTGTTGAGTCAGGTTCAGGTGAACGAGGTATCTTTAATAGACAAGCAAGTAAGAACCAAGCAGCTAAATACGGTAGAAGAGATTCTAACTACGAGTTTGGTACTAATCCTTGTAGTGAAATTATACTACGTCCGTACCAGTTTTGCAACCTAACTGAGGTAGTAGTAAGGGCAACAGATAATCTTGAAGATCTTGAAAGAAAAGTTAGACTAGCCACAATACTAGGGACAATTCAATCTTCTTTTACGAACTTCCCTTACCTAAGAAAGATATGGAAAAAGAACACAGAAGAAGAACGTTTGTTAGGTGTCTCTCTTACAGGTATCATGGACAATCCTTTGATGACAAAATCTAATAAAGGTTTAGATAAAACACTTGATCACCTACGTGAAGTTTCTGTCACAATTAATTCTTACTGGGCTAACATACTTGAGATACCTGAGTCTAAATCTATAACGTGTGTTAAACCTAGTGGTACTGTGTCACAGCTTGTAGACTCAGCATCAGGTATTCATGCTAGGCACTCTGATTTCTACATAAGAACTGTAAGGGGAGACAATAAAGATCCTTTGACAAAGTTTATGATTGACCAAGGTATTCCTAATGAACCTGATGCAATGAAACCTGAGAGTACAACTGTGTTTAGTTTTCCTATACAGTCCCCTCAAGGTTCAGTTGTTACCTCAGATATGACAGCTATTGAACAGCTAGAGATGTGGTTAGTATATCAAAGACACTGGTGTGAACACAAGCCAAGTGTAACAATCAATGTAAAGTCTGACGAATGGTTTGAAGTAGGAGCTTTTGTTTATAAGAACTTTGATGAGATGAGTGGTGTGTCCTTCCTTCCTTACAATGAACACACTTACGTACAAGCACCTTACCAAGAAATAGATGGACAACAATATGAAGATCTGTTATTAACTATGCCTAAAACTATAGATTGGTCTAAACTTTCTGACTACGAACAAGAGGATAACACAGTCTCAATGCAAACAATGGCTTGTACTGGTGATGTGTGTGAAATGGTGGATATAACATGAGTGTACGTAAACCTTTTAACAGAGCATTATATGAAGCATATGATCATAAAGCCAAAGAAACACTTATGTCTCTTCTTGAAAGACAAGGACATACTATTGTTAATACAGTAGAAAACTATAAAGTAGATGTAGTCAGTCAGAAAGGTGAGTATACTTACTTCAATGAAGCAGAAGTTAAGACAGCTTGGAAGGAAGATTGGCCTGTCACATGGGCTGAGATAAGAATACCTGAACGTAAAAGCAGACTTGTCAGAATGTATGAAGAACAAAAAGGTGTTCTTAATTTTTATATTTTTCGTAATGACATGAAACAGGTGTGGAGAATTAAAGATACTCTGTTAAAACCTGAGACACTTAAGGAGGCCAGGGGTAGGTACATTATGAAAGGTGAAAAGTTTTTTCATATACCTTACACTGAAGCTCAGTTAATTAATATTAAATAAGGAAAACTTATGGAAGACTTAGTAAACCATCCACCTCACTATAATTCTTCAGGTATCGAATGTATTGATGCAATGGAGGCAATGGCAGAAGGAGCTGAAGTTAAACCTCATGCATCTTATTGTTGGCAGAACGCCTTTAAATATCTGTGGAGATGGCCTTACAAGAATGGTCTTGAAGATCTTAAGAAGTGTCGTTGGTATTTAGATAAACTTATAAATGAAATAGAAGGTAACTAAAATGTTCTCAGCTTTAATGTTAGCCTGTCTTGTAGAGACTGGTGTTTGCAAATCAGCAGTTAGTCCTATTCTTTATGACACAGAAATTAGTTGTCAAACATCTCTCGTTATAGGTATAAGGATAGCTGAACAACATGGTTGGACAGTTGTTGGTTATCACTGTTATGATTGGGGTAGTAAAGTATAAAAAAAAAGAGGAGCTTATGTGCTCCCCTTCTTTCTCTTCTTCCCTGAAGCGGTTGTTGACCAATTAACTATTTTAGAACTGGTCTTTTTTCTGGCCTCTTTCTTTGAAATACTACCAGCTACAGACTTAGGCCTACATGCAGGATACGGACGTTTACTATTCTTAGCACTCTTACGTCCACAAGGCTTACCTGTCTTTACATCGACCCATTCTTCACTGAACCATTTTCCTAATCCACCTTTAGCCATTATGATTTCTTCACTCTATTGTCTTTACCTGTCCAGCCACCGCCTTTGGACTTATACCATTTGGCAGCCCAAGCATTAGCATAAGCTGATGGATATACTTTAAATTTTTTCCTAGCTTCAGATTTAGCTCTTGACCACAAGTCAGGTTTGGTTGGCTTAGGACTTGCCATTATCGACTCCTTAATTAAATTTATACTTTTACTTACGTTCCTTACATATACACTTGTATATACAAGCGCATGATTCTTTGCATATACATTTATCTTTACATTTACAAGTCATGTCAATTTCCTACTAATGGGTTGTCTAATGCTTCCTGTAATCTTTCACTTAATCTATCTTCTAGTTGCTTTAAGTTAGAGTCGATACGTTCTTCTGTATCTCTCATTGTATCACGTACATCCTTTTCTGTTTCTCTATTCAAAGATTCTATTTCTCGAAGGGAAGAATTAACATCTTTATTTAATTGATTCATCTCAGCTAGCGTATTCTCTACCATTAAATCTATTGATGCTTGTGTGTCTTTAATTCTATCAGAGGATTTCTC